TGAATGTTGCAATATTGGCCAATAAATCTTCTACGGCAAGAGATTTATTAGGTCGTTTGCAATTGGCTTACGAACATCTACCTAAATGGATGCAACAAGGCGTTCTCAACTGGAACAAAGGATCACTCGAATTAGAAAACGGAAGTAGAATTGTAGCGGCAAGTACTTCTTCTAGTGCTGTTCGAGGAAGTACTTTTAATATAATATTCTTAGATGAGTTCGCTTACGTGCCTAATAATATTGCCGAAGAATTTTTTAGTTCAGTTTATCCTACAATATCATCTGGTAAATCATCAAAAGTAATGATAGTATCTACACCACATGGAATGAATATGTTTTATAAGATGTGGGTAGACGCAACAAATAAAAATAATAACTTTGTTCCTGTTGAAGTACATTGGAGTGAAGTGCCAGGTCGTGATGAAAAATGGAAAGAAGAAACAATTAAAAACACTAGTGAGGCACAGTTTCAAACAGAGTTTGAATGTGAGTTTTTAGGTAGTGTAGATACACTTATCAATGCAAGTAAAATAAAAACTATGCCCGTTGTTGAACCTAAAAGAAGTGGTGGTTTAGATGTTTATGATATGCCACAAAAAAATCATATCTATACAATTACAGTTGACGTATCTAGAGGTTTAACAAATGACTATTCAGCATTTTGTGTTATGGATTGTACTAGTGTGCCTTATAAAGTAGTTGCAAAATATAGAGACAATGAAATTAAACCTCTTGTTTTTCCGAGTATCATAGAAAAAGTTGCTAAAGTATATAACAAAGCATATATTCTTATAGAGATAAATGACTTAGGACAACAAGTGGCAGACAACTTACAGTTTGAATTAGAGTATGATAATATGATGATGGTTACACAAAGAGGTCGTTCTGGTCAAGTATTAGGTGGAGGCTTTAGTGGTCGTGGTAATCAACTAGGTCTAAGAATGACAAAGGGTACAAAAAAAATTGGAACTTCTAATCTCAAAAGTTTAATCGAGGGAGATAAGTTACTTATTACAGACTTCGATATTATTGCAGAATTATCAACCTTTATATCTAAAGGAAAATCTTTTGAGGCAGAGAGTGGGGCTACAGATGATTTAGTAATGTGTCTCGTTATATTTTCGTGGTTGGCAAATCAAAGATATTTTAAAGAATTAACCAATGTAGATGTGAGAGGGCAAATGTTTACTGAACAACAAAATGCCATTGAGGCAGATATGGCACCTTTTGGTTTCATAGACGATGGATTAAACGATCCAGAGGGAAATGATGGGTATTTTGTTGACGCAGGAGAAGTTTGGCGTCCCGTATCATATCGCAAAGGGGAATAGTGTAGTTTTGGTATACTATAAATATACACAAAGGGTTATAACTAATAAACTTAATATTAAGGAGAACTAAAATATGGCTTTTCAAGTATCACCAGGTGTTCTCGTTACTGAAAAGGATCTTACTAATGTCATTCCTGCTGTCTCAACATCAGCGGGTGGTATAGTAATTACAGCAGAAAAAGGACCAATTGATGAAGTTACTACAATTTCTTCTGAATCAGAGTTGGCTAATGTATTTGGGAAACCAAATTCATCTAACTTTGAAGAATGGTTTACTGCTGCTAACTTTTTAGGTTACGGAAACAATCTGAAGGTAGTAAGACCAATCACAGGATTATTAAATGCTGTGTCAACTGGTAGTGCTGTCTTAATTAAAAATACTACTGATTATCTTGATACATACTATTCTGAAACTGGCGCTGGTCAAGTAACTAACATAGGTACTTGGGCTGCAAGAGAAGCAGGAACACTAGGAAACAGTTTAAAAGTTTCTTTATGTCCTAACTCAACTGCTTTTGGACCACACTCACAAAGTGGCACTCTAATAGTCAATGACGCTACTGCGGCTATCGGAGATACAACCATCACAGTAGATGATGGATCTTTGGTTCAAGTAGGTGACATACTAGAGTTTGGAGACTCTAGTGCTGTACCTTCAACTTCAGGTGCACCTTCAGGATTTTATTATAAGGTAACTGCAATTAACACTCATGTTCTAACAATCGCAAGATTTAATTCTGCTACTGGTAAAACAGAAACAGGCGGATTAAGACACGGTGTTGTTGATGACGCTAAATTTCTAAGACATTGGGAATATTACTTTCAATTTTCTGGACCACCTACAACAACTGATGATGTATCAGCTGCTGGCGGTTCAAATGATGAAATGCATATTGTCGTTGTTGACGAAGATGGCTCAATCACAGGAACTGCAGGAGAAATACTAGAAACTTTTGCTGGAGTATCACAGGCGCATGACGCTAAAGACGCTTCAGGTAATTCAAACTATTATCCTGATGTAATTTACAGAACTAGTGAATTTATCTATTGGATAGACCACATCTCTACTTTATCAGATGGTCTTGGTAAAACTGGACAAACTTTTGATAACAGTTTGACAAATGCGTTTAACGTAGATAATGTTTCACTTACAAGTGGAACAGATGATTATGTTGCCACTAACGCTGAGATTGCTACTGCATACGAAAAATTTAGTGATGTAGAGAATGTTGACTTATCTTTATTGATGTGCGGTCCTTCACAAACAGGTGCTGACGCTACTGGCGACACAAAAGCAACTGCTGTTATGGATATCGCAACTGCAAGAAAAGATTGTGTGGCATTTATTTCACCTGCGAGAGCAGATGTTGTTGGTGTTGCAAACGCAATTACACAAACTCAAAATGTAGTAGGATTTGCTGATGGTTTACCATCAAGTTCATACGCTGTTATTGATAGTGGTTACAAATATATGTACGACAGATATTCTGATGTATTCAGATTTGTACCATTAAATGGTGACATCGCTGGACTTTGTGCAAGAACAGATAGTATCGCTGATCCTTTCTTCTCACCTGCTGGATTTAACAGAGGTCAGATTAGAGGTGCAGTTAAACTTGCTTTCAATCCAAATCAAACACAAAGAGATGAATTGTATAAGGCAAGAATTAATCCAGTAGTAGCATTCCCAGGTCAGGGAACTATACTATTTGGTGATAAAACTGCTCAATCTAAACCAAGTGCTTTCGATAGAATTAATGTAAGAAGATTATTCATTACTCTAGAAAAAGCTGTTTCTACTGCTGCTAAATTTCAACTCTTTGAATTTAATGACGAATTTACAAGGGCTCAATTTAGAAATCTTGTAGAACCGTTTTTGAGAGATGTACAAGGTAGAAGAGGTATCACAGACTTTTCAGTAGTGTGTGATGATTCAAACAATACAGGTGATGTTATAGATAGAAACGAATTTAGGGCTGACATTTTTGTTAAACCTGCTCGTTCTATTAACTTCATTCAACTTAACTTTATTGCTACAAGAACAGGCGTTGCCTTTTCTGAAGTAGCAGGCGCATAGGAGGGATAAAAAATGGCAAATATAAATGACTTTAAGGCCCGACTAAAAGGCGGTGGCGCAAGAGCCAATCAGTTTAAGGTAACTTTACCTTTTCCTGGTTACTCAGCAGTTGGCGGAGAAACAGCTGATTTAGCATTCTTATGTAATGCTACATCAATACCTGGGCAAAATCTTGGTACTGTTCCTGTGAATTTCAGAGGAAGAATACTGAACCTAGTCGGTGATAGAACATTTAATCCATGGTCTATTACTGTATTAAACGATACAGACTTTAAAATTTACAGAGGTCTGGAAAGATGGATGAACGGAATGAACAATATGACTGATAACGAAGGATTAACAAATCCTGCTGATTATCAAGTTGATATATTCATTGACCATTTAGATAGAAACGGAAGTACTCTTAAATCTTATACTTTAAGAGGCGCATTCCCAACTGCTCTAGATGATATCGCACTTAACTATGGCACGAATAATGCTATAGAGGAGTTCGGTTGTTCGTTTACATATCAGTATTTTGAAACAGATACTACTACATAATAACAAACAAGTTATAAGGAAAATATAATATGGTACAATTAC